GGGTCTTTCTTCGGCAGAACCATGAAGTCATCGTCTACAAGAAACCCGGCCCCACCCGGCCGGCCCTCGTACACGTCGTCCAGAACAAGGATTTTCGACCCTCTCACAGCGTTGTAATCGCCCAGAATGGTCTTCTCCGAATGCCCGCCGTCCACAAAGGCCAGATCGGCTTCGATCTTCTGACCGCGCAGGGTTTCGCGGGTGTTGCCCTTGATAAGCTTCACCTCAACATCGGGACAGGCTTCCGCGATCTTTCGGCCAACCTCGTCCTGGTTGAAGTGGGCCTTGACGTTGGATTCCTCTGCGTCGGTTTCGTCAGTGGCGTCCTCGAACAGATCGTAGCCGATATATTTCGTGGCGCCGGCCGCCTGGATCATCTGAATCGCGCGGTCGCCGTTCCACGTCCCCACCTCGACAATGGAGTCAATCTCGTCGCGGTAGATTTGGCAGATCGCCAGGAGTTGGTCGTATCTCATTGCACGTACTCCCACCATTCCGGCTCATATGGGAGCCCTGGGAGCATGTCTGGCGTGCCTCGGGTGTAGTGAACCACCTTTGGGGCAAGGGTCTCCGGCGAGTGCCCTTCCAGCCAATTGTAATCTTCGGGGATGTCCCCGATCTCATCCTCGTGAACCCACAACATTGCGTGTAAATGGGCGCCGGGATCGTTGTTCACCCTGTATAGGGTCAGGCCGTGGCACTTCGCCGGATTGAAAACCATCAACGACGACCAATTCTTTCGCCGGTAGCGGGTTTGCACGACATTCGTGTTGAATTTGTGCGAATCGGTCGGTTCATGGTGGTGTTTCACGCACCAAACCGCTTTGTCGCCCTCACAGGCGCGGATCACGTCGGCAATATCGCACCGCCACAGCACATCCGGGTCCACGAACACCGCTTTTCCGGGCTGGTAGTCCTCCAACGCCGGTACAAGGAACCGCGTGAACGAGAACGTGGTCGAAAATGGCTTGCCGTCTCGCATATCGATCATTTGACCGTCCGGCGTGACCAAATGTTCGCGCCAGAACAGCTTCTTTGACCGCAAATCCCAGTGTTTGAGGGGAATCACGTTGATCGGGATGCTTGCTTGGGCCTCCAGGGACTTGATGCAGACATCCATCGCTTGAATGTCTTTTTCATCAAACCCAACGTACACATTGAGTGGACTAGACATGCTTCCACGTTCTCCGGGTTTTGATTTTGAATATCGCGGGCGGCTTCACGCCATACTCCCGTGCAATTTCATGCGCCGGGCGAGGGTCGGCCCTAATTGCGACAACGCCGTCCGCGCACAAACTGGCATTCCAATGCCCGTCGCCGTGCGGGGTTGCGTGGCGGCCCTTTCGATGCATGTCCGCCATGTTTTCGGACTGGTCCGCGACGAACAGGTGGTCCGGATTCACGCAACCCGGCGTATCGCAGCGGTGGCACACCAGCGCATCTGAGGAAAGTTCCTCTCCGCGATAAAGACTCCACGCGGCACGGTGGGCGCCCGTCTTTGTTCCACGCATCCCAAATCGGCCATACCCGTCTGTGGTGTATGATCCGGTCCAAAGCCAGCATCCAGTGTTGGGTTCAGGGCACCATTGCGCGTCAAATCGCTCTTGATCCGATGCCCGCATCAGTCTTCCCACATCCAGAGTTGATCCGGACCCCACTTCTTGATCCGGGTTGCCCCCAGACCCTTCAGAAAGGCCGGCAATTCGCTGCCGTCCAGCCCGTAGCGGGTCCAGCATTTGTGTTCATGCTCGAAAAACAGGGTCGGCTTGAACCGTTTCAGGGTTTCCACCGCGCCCTTGAGCGCAAATGTCTCGTATCCCTGCAAATCCAGCTTGATGAAGTCCACGTTTAGGCCCAAACTGTCGATTGTGATCGATTGCTGGGACTTCTCGCCCTTTCCAACGCAGTAGATCGGGCTTTCGGGGTACTCGTCGCCGTGATATTTCACCTCGGCAAAGCCATCCGACAGGGCCTTGCAGATCACGCTTGCATCGGGACAGTTTTTCTTGACGCATTTCGCATTCAGCGGGTCCATCTCGACCGCGAAGACATGCTCGAAATTCGCCAGAAGATCCTTGGTCCAGCCGCCGATATACGCCCCGCAATCGAGAGCGCAGCGGAATTTGGACAGATAGGGCTTGACCAGTCCATATCTGGACCCAGGGCCGTTTCTCCGGGAGACGTGGTTGTCTACCGGGTACCACCAGCCGTCGATTTCAACAGGTTCCACGCTTCACCACTCCTCATCTCGTCAAGGGTGAATTGGTTGTAGGCAACCCAATGCGCCCAAGGGTCACGCTCAGGCCATTCTGGGCTTTCGATGTTTGGGAAATCCCAACTTACGCTTTCGGCGATATGCTCCCCGGTAACGATACAGGGCACACCCTCCCTCAAGGCATGGGTTGCGGCTTGCGAATCGAACGTGACCACGCACCAAGCACCTTCAAGCGCCTGTTGCATGTTGCCCTTCGGGCCGGTCTTGACCGCAATCTTGCGATCCGTGGACCGGCGAATATCGTCAATGGTGCAGGACACCCAGTCTTCCACGGGAAAGCGGTGCCACTCCGCCCTGCCCTGAGAGGGAGGAACCACGAGGACGTAAGACCCCGACTTGCGCCAAGGCTCCAACACGGTCCCAAGTTTCTCGAATCTGTCCGGCGGGCACTCAAACGGCTCCACCGCCTGGAACCCGTTCCATGTCACCCGGTAGTAACCGTCGAAATGGCCCGGCCTAAAATAACCGTTGTCGATGTGCCACCAATCCCGGCTCAACGCCTCGCAAAGCCGGATGATTTCCCCACATCCTCTGAGAACCCCGTAGACAATGGGGTCTCGTGAATCCAACCCTTCGCTTACGTGTTTCCTGTCGCCCCATGCCTCGCAGACCCGCTGCGAAATGTCATGATCCGTGTACAGTGCGACAGGCTTCAATGACTTTCTCTATGCTAATCGCGTCCATTGCTTCCCGGCAATGCTCGCAGTGGAACATATGGCCACACCCCGCATCGTCCGACGCAAGGTTGATGTGGATGTCGTATCCCGTTGTTTTCGGGTGAGTGAGACCCCCGAAGATGACCACCCCCGAAATCCCGAGGGCGGCCGCTGCATGATGCAATCCACCCTCCGGCCCCAGATACATCCGGGCGCCGGCCACATAGGGCAGCGCGTCCAGAAATGAATCGGTGTGGACGAACTCGACCCGATCCAATACCCGCCCCTTGTTCCCAACCTGCAGAAATTCCGCCGGCCACATGCGATTCACCACCGCCTGATATTTCTCGAAACCCCAGTCCTTGTTGCCGGCGAAGAACTCGCCTTTGGAATTAGGCTCGATCAGGATCTTGCCGTGGACAACCGGCCTTACGTCCAGATGGCCAGGCTGGGCTTTATAGTGGGGATTGAAGATCACCTTCGTCCCCTTGTTCGTTTTTACCGCACCCAAATGATAGGGGCGGTTGCCCGGCTTGTTCTTGATCGGGAAGCCCTGTTGACGGGTGATGTCCTTGTTGCCGTCAAACAGCGGCGACCAGTATTCCACCTTCGCAGGAATCCCGATTTGCTCCCTGACCACCCTTGCCTCGGCGGTCAGCATGATGTCGTCACCCCAACCCATAGTGCCACCATGCAGCGGATCGGGCCTCGCGCTCGTTCGGGTATCCCCGCGATATTGTGTTTGTCACCACATCCCCGTTCAGGAGAACGAACCACTCGTCCTCGGCGCAGTGATGCAGTTTGTAACCAGGCGGGAGATTGTCGGTGTGGTAGGTGTGCAAACCACCATGAGCCTCACGCGGTAGCGTAGGGATCGACCGACTTCCGGACATATCGCTTATACTCCGATTCCCATTTCTCGTTCTCTCTGTCCCGCTCCGTCGTCACGAACGGACGGGACCGCAAGGCATATCCAACCTCGTCATAAACATGGTCTTCCTGCTTGGTGTTCGGCCCCTTGTCCGGGTCGAACTCATCCAAGACCAGCATCGGCACCGTGCGCCAGAAGTGTTCGCAGTTCGCCGTCACATAAAACATCGGAAGCCCCTCCTCTCCGGACTCCCCATAATCTTCCGTGCCCGACAACCTCGCCAGGATCTCGGCATACATCGCCTTCCGATCCTTCTTCGACTGTCTCATCCGGAATCGCCCGTCCGTGGCCTCCGCCATGTTCTCTTGCGGGGACGGACCGTCATGCTGAGCCCACATCCCCGTGTCCCCAACGCGGTAGTCGATGACTTCCCCGTTTTCTCTTTCCAAAATCTTCTGGGCCACAACAGCCGCCGGCATTCGCTTGCCCTTATCGGCCTTGCCGTCCCAGCCATACCATTCCCGGTACCGAATCACCGCCCCCGCCGGAATATCCACCCCGTCCCAGCCGTTCTTCGCGGCTAAATGCGTGTCCTGATCGGCCACACAATACCAACCCACGGAAAAGGGCTTGGCAGTCCCCCAATCGATGCACATGAACCGCGTCCACCACTTCGGCGGATCGAACGGCCTTAACTGATGCTTCTCTCTTTAGATATTATGACGGGCGGCACCGACAACCGCGTCCCAATCACCTTCCGTCAAAGCTCGCGCAAGCTCGGGAGGGAGAGCAGAAAACTGGCCCGCATAGTTCGAGGCCAGGTATTTGTTGTCCCGCATCTTCGCCGGAATGAAGACCGACAACCACCCCTCGTCGTCCGGATTTTTCGGATCGGCCATCGTTCCGTCCCGGAACAACTCCTCCGGAACCGACCCGTCAATAAAGGTCTTCTTCAAGAACGTGTGCCCCGGACCGCCAGGGTTCGACGCAAACACAATCCTCGGAAGCAACTTCGTCTTCGGCGCCCAACTCCCCAACCGAACCCGGCCCCGCAAATAGGTCAACTGGTACTCGGTCAGATGGCTCGCCTCGTCCACCCCCAGCCAGTGCATCTCCGCACCCTGATAGCGATGAACGTCCTGCTCCTTCTCACAATAACAGAAGTTGATCCCAGACCCGTTGTAGAACACAAACCGCTGTTCGTTCGTCTTGTACTCCCCCAACACCGCCGGGATTTCGTTCCGGATCTTTCGGATATGGTTGTCCTGCAACTCCCCCAAAGTGCGCCGGAACAGGTAAACATCACACCCCGGATTCTCCAAACAGAACGCTATCGCATCCCACCGCAGAGCATGGGACTTCCCGCCACCCGCAGCACCCCCATAGAATATCTGGTTCGCCACCGTCCCATGAAGCAACGCCTGGCGGGGCTGGGGGGCGTAGTCTAGGTCGATCTGGGTCACTTCATCACTCGGCTGGCTTCCATTTTTCGCGCAAGCGATCTGAAGGGCTCGGGGACATCATCGGCTTCGTCACATACTCGCCGCCCACCTTCTCAGCCTTCCCGGCCTTGACCAACTCGTCCAACTCCTCGCGGCGCTTGAGTTCCTTAACGCGCAAAAGCTCCCTGTGAACCCAATGCTTCAGTTCGCGGAACTCTTTCTCCACCCGCTCCAGTTCCTCGACCCGTGCAGTAAGCCGCCTCTCCGTGGCAGCCCATTCCGCCTTCAACTTGTCCGCTCTCTTCCTTGCCGCGTCACGCTCCTCCTTACGCACTTCATCGACCCACGGCATTGAGTCGACCATCTGCGACAGGAGATTGATTTCATCCATTACAGAACGAAGCGCCCACCTCGTCCAATCAAGCCGCCGCATCACACGGACATACGCCAGAACACCTAACG